TTTGAGTAAAGTAGTTTTTAAAATCTTCAACTTGTTTTTGTGCTTCCAATTGTTGAAGTTCTAATTGCTTTTTGAATTGCTCAACTTCGTTAGGTCTGGTAGGTGGTTGATACTCTGCTTGCTGTTGCTTTAACCCATCTCGGATTTCTTGTGCCGCAAGCTTCATCATTAACTTACCAGCTCTTGAGTCATCACTATTCAAATCGCTGATGTTAAAGTCTTTCTGAAGTTTCATTTGGAATATCAAGTCTCTATCTTCATCACCTAGATTTTTATATTGACTATCAATTTGCATACGAATAATATCTGCATCACTCATTGCATCATAATCCGTATGGGTTGTAATTAGGAACTCATCTAATGCATCGTTTTTGTAAGCTTCATAAAGCTTTTTAAAATAAGCATCATCTTTAACTCCTAACTTTTCAAATGGGTCGAACTCTTCAGTTTGACTTGACGCTGCTGTTTCAGCAGTATCTTGTTTATAATTTTCAGGTACAAGTTTTAAAACACCATCATCTTGGGTTTGTTCAGCTTGAACTTGAGTTTGTTCTTGTACTTGTTCTTGAACTTGTTCTTGTTGTTCTTCTTCATAATACTCTTCTTGATTGTCATAAAGACCACCTTCAGAATTTATTGATTTAATTTTCCAACCAGAAGTTTGTTCTTGAAACTCGTTTTGCGGTTGAGATTGTTCTTGTACTTGTTCTTGTTGAATTGGTTGAGCTACTTCTTGAGGAGCTTGGCTAGTTTCAACAGGAGCAGAGTTTTGAACATCTTGCTCTACTTGTTGTTCTTGTACTTGGTTTTCCATATGTTGTTTTGTGTGTGTTGATAATATAATACGTTATTATTGAGCTTGTTGTAAATATTGCTCTATCATTCTTCTTTTCATGTCATTTGGAGACTCTTCCATTTGCTGTTCTTGTCCCATTTCTTCCATTGGCATTTGTTGCTCTAATCCCATTTGTCCACCTTGCTGTTCCATTAATGCTTGCTCTTCTGGGCTTGGACCTTCTGAAAAATCAACATTTGCTTGTTGCAGATTTAATGGTTGTCCACCTGCTGTTTCTGGTGCAACCCTAGATTCTAATTCTGCAGGTACATCAATCTCACCCATGTTTTCCATTTTGTCATCTTGCAACAATTTAGTTTTATTATCTCTAATATTTGCTGCATCTCTTTCTTTAGCTTGAACAAATGATGACTCAACTCTACCAGTAGCTGCAATTCTTTCTCTTTCTAAATCAAACTGACCACGTAGTTCAATTAACTTAGCTTCCATTTCTGCTTTAGCTTGAACTAATTGAATATCAATTTGTGCTTGCATTTGAGCAGTTTGTTGTTTAGCTTGTTCAGCAGCCAATGCAGACTGTTGTTGAATTTGACCATTTTGCTGTTGCATTTGCAACGCTTCTTGTTGTTTTCTTTCCATATTCTTACGCACTTTATATGCTAAGAATAATTCAGCTTGTTTAATATTTGGTATGTTATTTAAACGGATAACATCGCTAATATCTAATTGACCTTGTTGTAAAGCAACTTTAATCAACTCATCTAATTTAGCTTTTTCTTCAGCTGTAGGTTTATCCACAATTGAAATACCAAATGTGTATCTTGTAATGTCTGGTGATACTTTAAGTAATTCAACAGTTCCTTTACCTAATGAGTCTGCAAGTGCAGTACCATCAGTTGTTCTTACAATATCTTGAACTCTTATAATAATAGCTTCAGATAATGATTGAGTAATTTGTTTATCAGAATAAATAATATCACTTAATGCGTTATTTGTTCCTGATGCTGCTAATTGAGCAACAGTAGTCAATAACTTAGGGTTAGGAGTAGAGCCATCTGTTAATTCATTTAACCCAAGTGTTTGACGTATCATGTCAAGGTTTTGGTTAATTAAATTCCAGTATTCAGCTATAGCTCCACCTGTACCACCTTGTAATTCTGTAATTGCTGGAGGGTTTTGTCTACCATCAAATGTAGTAGAACGGCTTACTAATACCCCACGTTGTAAATACAAGTCAATGATATCAGAAGGTTTCATTGTTTGTCCACCACCAGATAAACTAACTTCTTCTAATGCTGCAAGGTTAATATTAAACCCTTTAGGCACAGATGTATTCAATTCGTGTTGTAATCTATAGTAAGCTAATTGAATAGCATCAGCGTAAGGAATAATAGCTTCCATACGGCTGAATGTTTTCATATCAAAGAAATCACAAGCATTTATGTGGTAACTTGATTTAGCACGAGCCATATTAATTGGGTCGCGTTTAATATCGTATTGCTTTCCATAGTCAAATATGATATCTGTACCAACAATCCATTTACATCTATAAATACCTTGAACTTGTTTTCTTTTGTATTTGTCTTTTTTATTATTGTAGTCATCATATGAAGCACGTCCAAATATAGTATTTCCTCTTCTGTCAATTCTTTCTTCACGAACTAATTCATCAGCAGATATAATTTCTAAATCTAAAACTTGTACTTTACCTCTATTCCAAAAGTCAGAATAGCTACCATAGTAAGCATTACCTACTGGTGTAGATGGTCTCCATTGGTTAGTAGAAGCATATTTGTAAATCATTTCAATATCTTCAGAAGATAACTCTCCATTAGACATTTGAATAACTTGAGCTACTGGAACTTCTAATATTTCTCCTGCATATCTTAAATCTCTAAAATCAGGATAAGTACAATAGCTTAATATTAATCTTCTTGGGTCAACTCTTCTAAATCCTACTAAATCACCATCTCTATAATCTTTATATGCTGATACACCATAGTCAAACAAATCTTGTAGTGTTTGTCTGCGTTGGCTTTCGTAATCGTTTTGACTAAATGTTAATTCAACAGCTTGTTCTGCTTCCATAGCAGTTTTATGACGCAACCCAATCTCGTATATTTTAATACCATCAATATCTTCTGGTTCTCCTTCTCCTGGCATAATATCATTAGGCATAGATACCTTATCACCCATCACTTCTTTTTGTGCTTCTCTCATTGTAGCTTTCATCTTCATTAGAGTTATTTTTTGCTCTAATTCAGTTTGCGCTAATGGATCAATTGGGTCTATTTGTACGTCCCAGTTTTGTTTTTCTAATAACCCTAATGCAATTCTTCTAAACTTAGGTATAATAGGTAATACTGACCAGTCAACTACTAACGTATTGTTTGTAGGGTCTTGGTCAGGAGTTAATACTTTTTTGTATCGGTCAATTGTTTGAGAACCACGAGCATAAGTTTTAACCCATTCGTATTTGTCTCTACTTCTCCAACCTATTGAACCAAATGGGGTATCCCCATAAGCCGAATACGCAGCTCTACAATACTGCAATAAAAAGGGTTTCTCGGTTTTTTTCTTTGGGTCAATATTTTCGTCTGGAAAATTTACACCGACACTTGATACTATTTCTGCCATCTCAGCAATTAAGTTTAATTTACATTAAATAATACGTTATAAATACTTCCCAAATAAGCGGTTATTGCCTTTTGGTTTATAAAAACTAAAGTAATCTTCTATCCTTTCAGTTTTAACTTCTTTTCTTTTAGGGTTAAATTGTGGGTTATACATCATCATTAATGCATACCCTACAGCCATAGCTACGTCATATTCAGTTGTATCATCAGGACTAAACCCTAACCAATCTTCTAATATCTGCTCGTACCATATGTTATCTATATTGTCATTAATATATTGGTCCGTTAATTCAGCTATGTATATATTGTTTGAAAGAGTAGCTGCAATACCTGGTTTATCTTTACCTGGCACTTTAAAACAAAAATCAGTATATCCCCTTTTCTCAAAGTAATGGAGTATGCCTGGTTTATTATTCTCTATAAGTGCTTGGCAACCATAGTAATGAAGAGCCATCAAACAATCTTCATAAAATACCTCTGGGCTAGGACGTGCAACATATAACAATACAGGAGCATTATCGGCATCTGTTTGTCTTAATGGATTAGACTTTTTCATTATACATAAAGCCCCATTAGACATTCTTGACTCATGGCCTTTACTTACATTTACATGGTCATAAGGGTCAATCCCTGCACAATACATATGTTTGTTTTGAGCAAATGCAATATCTCCTTTCCTAGTCACATTATTAACTTGGTCAGGGAACTCTATTATCTGGAACTTACCATTAGGGTTTTCATGGAATGTAACCGTTCCGTCACGTTTCATATCGTCCCATTGTAAGTTACCAGTAACTACTTTTTTCTTAGCCCACTTAAGTATATCTAATCTATCATTTAAAAGAATAGGATTAAATACGCAAGTTGATGCATCGGTTTGAAACGCTTCTTTCTCATCTAATGGTTCTTTTCGTTTTGCAGAAGATAAAGCTCTTGGGTCATTTTGTAATGCTTTTCTTTCTTCTAATATATCCATACGTGCTAACTCTTTATTAGCGTTCCCAAATTTATCTATATGGCGAGTTTCATCAGCAGGAGTAAAAAACTTATACATACCAGACTGAGTCCTTCTTCCTTCTTTTGTATTTTGGTCAGACCCTTT